CGAGCTGGGCTGCCGCCTGTGCCCGCAATAGGGGGGCGTAGTGGGCCTCGCGCTCCGCTTGGCCGGCGCGATAGCCCCGGTGATGGATCGCCATGCCTCCGACCGCCAGCGCCGCCAGCACGGCCAGGGCTGCGATCAGCGAAGGGGACACGATCATGATCCGGTCCCGGTTGGCGTCCGGGGCTGCGGGGCCGGCAGAACATCCGGCGTGCGCGCGCTGTTGAGAAATCCCCGGTAAGCGGTTGCGAGACCGGCCACGATCAGCACGCCATTGGACACTCGCGGGCCCCACTGCGGCCCGAGTGCGCGCTCGATCACACGCAAAGTCGTCGAGTCGAGAAATTCCAGCGCACCGATGGCAGTCGAGAGGAAGCCAATCAACTTGGTCCCATGGTTGCGCCAGAAGTCGTTGATGTTCATATCACGTTGCTCCTGCATCTCCGGTTAAAAGAATCCGTCCGAGGCGCTCGTATCGGGTGCGCAAGCGAGGGTCCTGCACGGAGCATTCCGCCTGCGCTGCCGGCCAGTCACAATGTTGAATGGCCGCGATCATGTGCACGAAATGCAGGAGCCCGAGCACTCCGACGTTGAAGGCGACATCGAGTAGCACGGACTGCCGCACGGGGTCGCAATGCTGATACCACGCATAGACCGACAAACTCGTCTCGACTTTTCCGAGTCGGTGCTTGCTCAGCCAGTCGATTTCATCGTTGTCGAGGCCGATCTCGAGGTCTACTCCCACGGCGATTGACAGGTTTCCAGTTGGCCGACAGGTCACGCGCTGGCCCGTAGCGTCGTTGTATGCATAAGCGCGCCGTCCTTCTTCGCGACCTACCAAACGCTCATATGCCAGCTCGATAGCTTGACTCACGACGCCTCCCTGTTGTGTGTATCGCTCCCTGGAAAGTGAACAACGCGTCCTTTCAAAACTGCGACTTCAGTCGCAACAACCTGCATGATCTCGCGCAGACTCCGTCGGTCGTCGCGCGACTCTTCGAGCAAGTGGCGAAGTTCGTCTAGCTTTCTGTTCAATTCGCCATTGCTCCTGTCACAAATTCGTTGGTGCTCGTCGCGTGTAAGCCTCTCATTGATCCGCCCTTCAATCCGTACGATGTAGCCAACCAAAGCTGACGTGATGGTGATTGCACCACCCCAAAACACAGCGTCGGGAATATCCATATACAGAGCCCCCTATTTCAGCAGTGGTCTCGTCGAGGAGATGGCCGCATCGGCGGCTTTGAGCCGATCAACGGCCGCGCCAGAAATTCCGAGCTGCTCGGCGATTTGCAACAGCAGCTCCCGAGCGGCCCGGTGTTGGGAGAGTTCGGTGTCTCGAATTAGCATGCGGACCGAGATGACCTGTTGTTGGCGCGTAGCCGTAGCGGGGGATAGCTGCCAGCGTCTCGTGTCCGGGTTCCATTCGTGGTCCGGCGACGGCTGTGGAGGCTGATAGTCCACCAGGTTTGGCCGCACGGTCCCGTCCTCTTCCGCAATGTCACCGCCAATTTGCACGCGCTGTGAGAGGTGATCGAATTCCCCTTCGATCGCTCGCGCACCGGGCGGGGTATTGAGCGCGACATGGTCATCTGTTGTGGAACGGTATCGGCGATCCAAAAACAACCCTGTCGTCAAATCGTAGAACGACCATGTACGCATCATCGCTTGATGATCTCCGCGACCAGTTCGATGTTATTAACGACGACGGTATCGGCGCTCTGCCATTTGCTTCCCATGAATTTGAAGGTCGATGTCTGACCAGCGGGCATGCTGAACGTCCGGGAGGTGGTGACGTTGTTCGCGTAGTTGCCTCCAGCGGACGGACTTCCGAGGAACCATTCCTGCGGGTTGTTATAAGCGCTGTCTTGCTGGATGGAGTACCGAAAGTCTGCGAACACGCCCGCCGGGCTCCCGACCGTATATTGGACGTTTCCGCTCGCGGTCACGCGCACATTGCACGCGTAGGGCGCGGTGTATGTTACGGACGCGATGAGCGTGTTAAATCCCTGGCCATCCGGGGAATGTTCAAGGTTTGTAATGGTCACCGAGCCTACGGACGTGGACGCCAAATCGGTCGCCGCGTTATTGCCAATCTGCGACGTATCCTGAACCGCGAGATTGGCTGTCGGGCCGAAGCGCAGAGAGTTCAACCCGCTATTCGGAGGATACGCGGCACAAAACCCGTAGAGGATGAGCCCGCTCACAGAAACAGTACGCTTGACGACACCATTCAAGAAATACGTGACTGTGGCTCCGTCATAAGTAATCGCTACAACATCGGAAGTGGAAACCGCACCGTACAGACTTCCTGTTGAGACCCCAGATTCAAAGATAGCCCACTGATTTCCGGATCCGGATGAATTGTTCCACCCGTAGTTGGCATTGGTATAGTTAGCGCTGGCCGTCGGCGTCGTGCTCAAGCCGATCATCCAGTCTTGGGTACCGGACGCCACGTTAACTTTTGCAGTTATGTGACAGACTCCGTACCCGACCAGGGAATAGATCGCATCGGATCCCCATCCGTTCGAACCACCCTGTTTGTATGCGTTCGTGTCGTTGACCGTGCAGACACCCACGGTTTTCCACTGCACGGGTGTGGCAGTAGTCATCGGGCCGAACTTTACGTCCGTCGCCAACGCCTGATAGTCACGGAATGACGAATCCGCGTAGAGTGTTAGCCCTGGAGCATATACCTGTCGCAGAACGGTACCGTTCTGGTAGTACCGAGCCCAGAAACCGTCGTACTGAATCGAAAGCGTGTCGCCTGCAACATACGCCCCAAAAACTGCTGTCTGCGAACCGGATTCCCATGCTTGCAAACTACCGCCTTCCGTGGAGTAGATCGCAAAATTCAAATTCGTATAGCTAGAGCTGGCTGCAGGGGATGTGCTCAGCCCAAACATCAGCGCCAAGGTCGTCTGCGCTGGTCTCCAAGTCACCGAGCAACTAGTAAACCCTTCGTTGGAATAGCAGTCTGATGTCCAATCGCCCGAAGTCATTGGCTGGCTGGCGACTGTTCCAGATGCCGATAGATTGTATGTTCCCGTTCCGCCAGTTCCCGTACCTAGTGACAATATCTGGTACGAGCCTCCCCCAACCACGATGACTTGTTGGAGAGCCAGGGTTCCATACTGAACAGCGGTGACTGTTAGTACGCTTCCTGAGATCGACCCGGTGAATGCTGCGTCGCCTTTTCCTTTGTAGATCCTGTTTCCGTCGAGCACGCAGTTAACTCTCGGGAGAAAGAGCAAGTTAGTCGCGTTATACCCGCTGGTTCCGACCGGAAGTGTATAGGTAAATGCCGAAAGTCCAGCGAGACCCTCCAGGCCGCCAAGGAAGATGTTGAAGCTCTGGAACTTGAAATAGACAGTCTGTCCGTAGAGTCCGCCGTCTACTTGTAGCTTTAATATGCTTTGATCGAGCCTCACCCAGTTCGCACCATTCGCGTGCGATGAAATCGTTGAACCGTACTTCCCTCGTCGTAGGTAGGTCAGGTTGTAATGAGCCGTTGATGTGAGCGTCGCCGTTCCGTAGGCCACGACCTCGCCATCGACCCAGAGCATCGTACGCAGCGCGTCCGCGTCTGAGTTCGTGGCGGTCGACAGCGCCAGCCCCGCATTGCTCAATACGACGGCGAGCGTGTTCGTGTTGTCAGGGTCCGAGCCGGAAGCAAGCGAGGACGTGAGCGTTCCGCACCTTGCCCCGCCGTAGATGGTATCGACCATCTCATAGTTGACGTTGTCGAAGCTAACCCAGACATTGCAGCCTCCCCACAGGCCGTTGTTGAGCCCAGGAACAGCAATCCACAGCTCCGACGTTCCCTGACTCGATACCAACGTCGGGGGTGCCATGAACACGACCGGGTTAGTGACGCTACCGGGTGCCACCGCATGATTTGCGGCCCAGCCCTGTGACGCCTGCCAGTTGTAGAGCGGAGCAGATGCCGGCCCGATCGGCACGAGTTCGACGAGCAGCTCGATTTCGTCGTTCTCCGAGTCCGTGACCTTGAGAACGCGGCAGAGGTCGTTGTTCGCACCGGTCCCGGACACCGTATCCGTGACCGACACGAGGTCCATCGGCTCGAGCACCGAGTAATCCGCTCGCACCCGAAACTGGTACTGAATGCGGTAATAGAGCTGCCGCTGTAGGATCTGCTGCGCGACCTGCCGACCAAGCGTGAGTGTCTTAATCGCCGGCAGGCTAATCGTCTGACCGACGCGCGGGCCGTTCAACGCTACATCGTTGTCATCGTAGGCCGGTACGGTGGCGCGGTTGTACTGGTTGTTGCGGTCCTCAATTTCGACGTTCACAACGTTGAACGTCTGAGTGAACGGTGTACGGGTAAGGGTGACGGGATCCTCTCCGTCACGCGGACAGTAGTCATCGTCCGTAAAGGAGAAGAGCGGAGAGAGGTTCGGCGTGTAGGACGCGCCATTGCCACTCACCGCGGCATCGGCTCGCGGAACAAACGTCAGAAGCCCGGAGCCATCGACCTTTGCGTCCGAGTTCGTGATCTGCATGACTTCCTTGAGCAGATTAGAGGCGGCGCGTTGCGTGTTCTCGATGTACGAAATAAAAAATCCATTCGCAACACACCACTGTTGGAAACTGTTCGCGCCGGTCAATGTTCCGAGATAGTTGAAATTTGCGCCGTGATTTGGGTCCGTCAGGTAGTCCGTGATTGCAGCGGACGGCTCCGCGTCGATAATTCCGCCGCCGACGCTGTAACGCAGTGGGCCCTGGATCTCGTACGCGAGATTGGGCATACCCGCAGAATTGCCCAAGCTGAACGACGCGGCGGCGACATAGCTGATATGGTCATACGGAACCGCCTGACTAGGGTAGTTGGTGGCAAGATAGCTCCACGTCGCCTGTCCGCCCGCGCCCGTGAACAGCGTGAGCCCAAGGCTTGTGAGAGTGTTCTGCGATTTGCTCGCCCATATATTCCCAATTCCGGCGATAGGGCCCTCGCATAGGCCCATCATCAGGTCAGCGGTGTACGTGTACGAGGTGTTTCCGCCGCCGCCGCCGCCTCCTTTGCCGCCGCTGCTCTGAGTGTGGGGCGTCGCTACGAAATGCGCGTACCAGAACAGGAACCCGGCCCCGCGCACGGTTCCGCAGCACCACGGCACAGGCGCGCCGTAGGCGCTTTGTGAGAGTTGAATCGCGTTGTAGCGTTGCTCCGTAGTGGACTGAGTCTTACCGCCGAACAGGCCGCCCATTACTGGCCCTCCGGCAGTACGGACCAGAACGAATGCAACCTCTCTTCTAACGAGCGAATCTCAGTCAGTTCAACGCGCCCGGTCTGCTCCCAAGCGTGAATGATCAGGCCGTGGTCTACGACGATCGCGCCGTGGCCAACAGAGCGCCCGAAACTGAACAACGCAACGTCCCCAGGTAGCGGCGAGTCCACCGGATTGCCGTACTTCTGCACCCAGCCGAGAAACAGTTCCTCGCTACGGTGCAGGTAATGGTGTCGTGGATACGGACGCGGGTCGAATGGGGGAATGAGGCCGAGGTCGACGAAAACTCGACACAAGAGCATCGCGCAGTCCACCCCTGCGCCCTTTACGTCCGCTTGGTCATGCCAAGCGGTGCCGAGCCAGCTCTGCGCCTCGGCGACAATCTGATCTCGTATTGTCATGGCTTGTACGTCGGGAAGCGGCCGAGCCCGCCCAACTGAGTTCCGAGAGGAATTTTGGGTTTCGGTACGGCAGTGGAGACCGCTCCGCCGTCGTACTGTGTCTCCGGGACCGGCACGTACGGGAAGCCTCGGAAATGCGCGAGGTTTGAGAACTTCGTGCTGCAGGTCGATTGCTGCTTATCGCAGCCCGGAACCGCAGTGAAGGTGTCCCCAACTGCAGGAGCCTGCGGAAGTGGCGTCAGGATCGTGAATTGAGTCCCTGCGCCGCCTAGATTTTTTGAAACGCGCACAGTCCGCGAAAGTCCCGAATTCGAGCCAGACGTAAACTTGACCACTCCAAGATCGAAGTAGTCGTCCGTACTCGATGCAGTAGCCGCCCAGGTCAATGCACCGGGCGTGAGCCCAGATCCAACCGTGTAGTTCGACGTGAACGTCGCTTTGCTCAGCGTGCAGCCCGCGTCATACAGGATGTGCGAGCAGCCCGACTGGATCAGGTTGCGCGGCATTTGCACGTTGAGCAGAGAAATCGTGCTGTCTACTTGGAGCACAGCGCTCTGCCGTCCGGCCTGCGAATCGGCGATCAGGCCGGTAAACCATGGGACTGGCGCGTACGTCGTGGTGTCGGGCCAGGTGTAGTAATTCGAGGGCGTCGGAATCGGCAGGAACAGCTTGCTCCAATTCACAACCGCGGCGTCGAACGTGCCTTGGCGGACGGCCGCCAGGAAGGGATAGCCTCCGACTGTCGGAGGTCCGCCCGGATAATCGAATTGCGGCGAGATAGTCAGAGTCAACCGCTGGACAGTCAGGTCATTCGTCTGGTCGAACGAACTGCGTTTGAAAATGAGGCCACCCGAGTAGAGTTGGCCGCTGATCGTTAGCGGATTGAAGTCTGCGTCCGTGACGTAGAGAACCGCACCGGATGTGAACGTGACCTTGTAGATTGAATAAATGAGGTACTGGCCCGTCGCCAGAAGCGACAGGACGGCAGCGTTCGCGTTCTTCATCGTCAGAGTTTGACTTGCTGGATTTTCAGCGACTTCAGTTCCCACAAGCGGTACATGAATTCGCTGAAATCCGCGCTGTCATCCGAAAAGCGACAGCGGTAGTAGAAGGATCCGGACCACAGCAGCGGCACCGTACTGGCCGGCGCGCTCGTGAAGGTCACGAGGTTCGTGGTGCTGAGGGAGTAGTCCGCTCCCACGGTTACCGCGCTAGTAGTAGTTGGAATGAGCGCGGTAGGAAGCGAACCTATCTCAAGTTGCGCGCCCCAGCATAGGAATTTATCGCTCCCGGTACCCGTATAGATTCTGTAGTTGTTCGGTCCGGCATTCGCTCGATCCGAAAATCCCAATACGCATCTGGCTGCAGTATCCGCCGTTGGAAGTAGACCAGACAATGAAACACGTATCCATCCGTTTGGGTAAGTGATCAGGGAAATATCGGCATTCGAACCGTAGGCTGTGGCAAACAGATTGATTGGACTGAATGTTGCGTTAATCAAATCGACGGTTGTCATGACACCGTCGGTATTTCCGTTGTCAAGTCCGACCGTAACATACTGATGATTTACGTACTTCAGCCACACGGAAAACGTATAGCGCTGCCCCGCGGAAATCGTAATAGATCCCTGATACAACGTGTGAGCGCTATTCGCACTCGAATCAGTTATCTGTACAACACTTGTGGAGCTATCAGGGTTGCTCCCGCTGATTAGCGATCCAGAGACACCGACAGTCGTCCATCCGGACTGCAATGAGCTTTGCAACAGAAGGTTGGTACGTGAACTGTTCGAAAGCAGCTCTGCTCCGCCATACCGTCCCGTAAATATCTGCGGCGAGCCGTTCGTGTTCTGGATCAGCTCCGGCATACCAGCAAGACCGTAAGGCCCGGGATACGAATTTCCAGGCTTGTACTGCGCCGTGAGTTGGAACGCGGTCGTCAAACCATTACCCGTCCCGAACTGCTGATATTGTACCGTGTTGAAGTCAGGGTCTTGATAGAGGAACGTGTCCTGCTGGCCCAGCATCTGGTTGAAGAGACCGAACATAGTCCTCAGGTCCGCGTTCACGACAGACTGCCCGAACGTCGCGATGTAAGTTGTCGCGTAGATCCCAAACTCAATCTGACCGCCCCATACCGAGAGATCTGCATAGCTTGGCGTCCCGAGGCTTCCATACAGGCCCAGCGGGGATGGTCCGGTCTGGGAAACTTGCGGAGTCCACGTGACTGAAAATCGCTGCCAGTTTGGTGTTATGGTGAAAAGACCGCCAAGCGCTGAGCCAGAACATCGCGCCTGTACAGTTGACCCGTCGTTCGTTTTTGCCCAAAACGAAATAGTGTGCGCAATCCCTGCCACGGTTGCGGAGCACGGCATCGCTATTAGCGAGTAGTCGGACGTTGTTGAACCACTTCCCTTGTTGAATATCATACGGTCAGCCGTAAGCGTACCGTCTGGCGCTGCCGTGTAGTTCGCAAAAACAATGGGTGCTATTCCAGTGCCGCTCGCTGCGGGAGTCCACTGCGTGGCATCCTGAGAGTAGATGACGAGATTTGTCCGCGGCTGATCATCCCGCAGCAACTCATACGACAGTTCCCACTTGTACAGCGGGAACGCCTGATACGAAATGCGCGATTCCTTGCCCGTGACCGCTGTCTGTACGCCGGTCCTGAACATCGTCGACTTGGTCTGCGTGAACTTGATGCCGGGGAGGTAGTTGGGGAAAACGAGGCTGCTCATTGGAAGACGGCCCGCTGACCGTTGCGGCGGAGTACGTTGTTGAGTTGCGCGGCGAGGTCCTTGACGCGCACGAGGCCGTGGTCAGAGCCCACGGGTATGAACTCGATGCGCGCACTGCTGCCTCCTCCTGAGTCGGCCATGTTACGGATCACATCGCCGTACTTTTGCGGCAGGATCATCTCGCGCTCGTGTGTTTGGACAACGGGATTGACGCCAGCCGGAATGTCGTAGCCCCCGGCTGCCGAGAGCGCCGCGTTATAGCCTTCCGCCTCCGCAAAGGTGGCGGCACCCACCTCGGGCGCCATCGCCCAGCCGTAGAACGGAATTGCAGCAACGGATGCCATGGCGGCAGTCGCTGCAACACCCGCATTCGCGGAAATCTGACTTGCAGCCGTAGTCTTGCCGAGGACCTTCTGTAGCAGGAGGTTTTCAGCCCACTGCACGGCCATCTTGACGAGGGAGGCGATAATGCCATCGACCATCGCCATGAACAGCGAGTTGATAGCACCGCTGAAAGTCTGCGTGCCTCTCAGGATGCCCTGAAAAGACGATGTCAGTGAGGATTCGATGGTGCGCGCAACATCCTGCCAGCGGGCCTTCATTTCCTTGGTTTGCTGAGAATCGAACTGCTGCATCTCCTTTAGCGCCTTCGCATGCTCGCGGGTGACGCGGGTGTCAAGCTCTTGCGCGTAATCAGATAGCTCCTGTATCTGGCGCTCCCGCTCCTTGGTGTTGCGTTCATCCGCGCGGCGTTGCTGTTCGAGGTCGCGCGCGTGCTCCGCGGTTACCTTCGCTTCTAGGCTCAGGGCAAAGTCAGACAGTTCCTGAATCTGCGATTCGCGCGCCTGTTTGTACTCGCGTTCGGCGGCGATTACTGCCTGATTGGCCTTCACGACCGCATCGACGCTAGATGAGCCGTAGTATTGCTCGGCGAGTCGTGCGTACTCCTGCAATGCCTCCAGCCGTCGAAGCGTTCCCTGTTTGAACGCCTCTACGCCGGCTTTGACGTTCTCCATCTCCTGCTTCAGCATGGATTGCTGAAGCTCCTGACGCGCGCGCGCTTCTTCTCCTTCGGCGCGCTCGTCCTCTTCAGCGCGCTTCGCTGCCCAACTGGTTCCGGTGGTGGTTGGCATGGCCGATGAGATTGCTGCCACCGTTTTGAACCAGGCGTTCGAGACTTGCTGGGCGAACTCGCTCCACGCCTTCTTGCCTTCGGCTACCTTGTCGATCTGCTCTGTTGTGAGGCCGTTCAGCCTGTCCATGGCCCGCTGAATGCCTTCGATACTGCCGTCGTACTCCTTGATCGCCACAGCAGCCAGTGCAGCGCGCGGCCCGAATTCCTTGATGAGTTGGTTCATGGTCTGCTGAGACGTGGCGGAGTTCTCCAGCCGGTCGTGCAGCACTTGAAGCAGCTCGTTGACCTTGAATCCGCTGTCGGCGATTTGGTCGTTGGTCACACCCAACGCGTGCAGCTTCTCGACGGCCGCCGCGCTGCCTTCTCTGGCGTTCAACAACAGCACGGTGAGACGTTCCGCAGAGCGCGCGAGAACCTCAGTCGAGACGCCGGCTTCCTCCGAGGCGTGCTGCATCGCCTGGAACTGGTCGGTCGTGACACCGAGAATCTCGGAGTAGGAACGGATCTCGATCGCTCGCTCGCCGAGCTTCTCAATCTCTTCCCCGACCTTCATGATTCCTTCGGCGACAACTGCGATGCCGGTCGCCTCGAAAGCGGTGGAGAACTTTCCGCGAATCTCCTCAAGCGTCTCACCGAAACCGGCTGCGTCCTCGTGCGACTGCCGCATCTGCTCGGACAACTCAGCCGCAGCAGACTTTGCCTTCAGGAGATCTTCGGCAAGCGAGCGCAGGCGAGCCTCGCCGGCCTCATCGATGATCCCTTTTGCGGACTCCTTCGCGAGTTTGTTCAACTCGCTGGTGATTCCCGACAGCTCGGCCTTTGCGACCGCAGACTTCGCCTGCAGATCGATAACGTCGGCGGTGAACTTGACTGCAAGGGTGTTGTCGGACATGCGATGTCAGTGGGTTCCTGGGAATGGCCCGATACCGGGCATTACTTCCGCGCCGTCTACTGGACCTGCACCGGCCGAGAGCCTCCCGCCAGTCGCCTCGAACACCTGTTTGATATTCATCGCCTCACCGGAATTCCAACGGGCCTCTAGCGAGGCGACATGCTCTCGAAGGTTTTTGGGGCTCGCGTCCTTTGGGCGCCAGGTCGTATATGCCTGGGCCAACATCGCGAGCAGTTCATTCTCCGGGGGGCTCGCTTGCCAGTGCCGCAGGAGTTGTTGAGCGTGCGAGAGCCGCATGGAGCGAACCTCGGATGGCAGTTTCTTCAGCCCTGTCGCGAGCCGGCACACCATCGAGGCCCACACGGTCAATGCGCTCTCGCCTCCACTTCCCCCGGCGTTGCCTGCTGATGGCGTGGGACGAAGCCCGCGAATTCGAGGATGCTGTCGGTCACGGCTTTCACGGCTGGAAGCGTGCCCAGACGAACCCGCTTCAGCGTTTCCTCGGTCATCCCGGGGTGGTCGACGGACAATGCGATAAGGATGATTTTGCGAAAGCGCTGCCAAAGCTGCGCAGCCTCGCCATTCGTAGCGTGAGCGATCTCGGAGTGAAGATCCTCGAGCTGTCCCAGGGTAAACTCCTGAATGACGTACGGAGTCTCTCCCAAGGCGATCGTGATTGATTTCGGCATGTGGGTCCTCTGGTGGGGGCGGCGAGCGGTACCGGCATACCGCCCGCCTCATCGATGTGACTCGATGCCCCATGGAGGAAAATGGCGGGGCCGGCTGCCGGGCCGTTGAATCTACTGACTTACGCCTGCGTGGCGAGGCTGATCAGGCCGATCTGTTGCGCAGAGTTCGCAAAAAACTCGAAGTCGTACTCTGGCATCGCAAAGTCGGTTATCTTGTGTTGTAGCGCGTACTTGCTACCA